ATGATATACTGATTTTTTAAATATTGATTTTAAACCTGATGCGCTTATTCCAGGCGATGAATGATAATCTTCGTTTGTGTCAAATAACGCTTTTACTTCTTTTTGTTTTGTTTCCATTGTTTATTTAATCATTAATGTTATAAAAAAAATTATTGTGGCGGCTATTGATGATAAAAGTAAATAGCTTATCAAACCAATATATGTATTTGATTTATTCATATTTTTATAGTCTATTATCACAGATATAATCTGTTTGTTCTTTTACAATTTGTTGTAGTTTTTCGTTTTGTTTCCGCAATGCCTCAACTTGCATTGTCAAAAATTTAATTAAATCGTTTTCCATAATTTAAGATTTTGAATGTTAATATTTGCCTAAATTAAAAAAATACTTTCAATTAAAAAAATAATTTATAAAAAAAAGCGATTCCAAGTTGAAACCGCTTATTGATTTTTGTTTGTCAATTACCTAAAATGGTAAATCATTTACTGGCGCTGCCGCTTGTGCTTTTTGCTCAGTTTGTGCCTCCGGTTTCCACGTATTAACAGAAACAGAAACATCTTTTCCGTATTGGTCAGCCTCTTTTTTATCGCTGATATTTAGCTTTACATATTTTTTACCTTCATATTCAAAAATATGTTCTGCCGGTAGATTTGACAGATTAATTGTTACGGCTCTAAAAGTTCCGTATTCTCCCTTTACTTGCTTACCACCTCCGCAGTAGATTGTTTCTTTACTCATTGTTTTACTATTTTAAATTAAATTTATTTACTATTTGTTGTCTGTAATCTTTTTTCATTTTAAACGTATTTAAAACCTTTTCAGCCTGGTCTTTTGTAGCTTTTAAGGTTGCGTTTAATTGTGATTCAGTTAGCCATTTTCTGTCATCTGTTGGCGCTTTTGTAGTTGGTTGGTTATTTGATTCATTTATGTGTTTAGTAATATCCCAAACTTTTTTGCCATTATTATCAACTACATTTGGATAATTGTTTGAGGTTTTTGCAACATCTGCTTTTAAGTAAACCATTTTTTTAGAATATAAAAATCTACCGATTCCAAACTTAACTGCTGCCCTTTTAAAAGCGTCTGAACTTTGACCTTTTTGCGCTTCAACATTACTTTCACTCCCGGCATCAGACCTTTTATATTCAACACCATCAGCGTAAATTGTAATTTCACAAAAAAGCATACCATTTACAGAATAATATCTATCCGACCAATTACAATGCTCATCAAGAACATCTTGAACGTCTCTGCTATCAATATAAGCAACACAAGTTGCCTGGGGCTTATGTTTGCTAAAACTTTGCACCCTCCATTTATAGGGTATTTCTTTTTTTAATTCTTGTTGAATTTCTTTAAATGCACTCATAAAATTTAAAAATTTAAGGTTAATTCTATTCCTTGCAAATTAAATTCAGCGCCTTGTAAAATTGCCACTTCATTAATTGTAAAGGATTTCGGATTTTGTAAACGTGATTTTAATGTTGGCATTGTGCAATTTAGCAACTTACAAACATCATAACGCTTTAGATTTAGCCGTTTCATTTCGGCTTTAAAATTGTTTTCAAACATATTTCTTTTCGTTTTATTATTAGCAAAAATAAAAAAAAACTTTCAAATAAAAAAATTATTTTAAAAAAAACCGCCGAGTAACAAAGTTGTTAAACGACGGCTGACAAACAAAACAAAAGAAAAAAGTTTAATTTATTATATTAGTTGTTGGCGTATCATCATCATTGTTTGGCAAATGTGATACAACTTTAAACTCTGCATTTTTTACGTTATAACTAAGACCATCAATTATTGTAGTTTGTGGATCAAACTCATTAGCTGAAAAGTAGCACCATAGTTTGTTGTGAATAGACATCGGCTCTCTTTTTAAGTTTCTAAAAGTTCCGGTGTATCTTGTTACAAAATTTCTGTAATCGTTTGCTATATTTCTACCTAAAACAGTCATTAAATCAATGCTATTTGGTTTAAAAGTTCCCGTAGGATTTGCCTCTCTAGTTCTAAAATACCCGGCTTTTTGGTCAGGTATTCTATTAACTTTTTTGATATTAGTATTTACGCCTACATTAGTAAGTTTAGAAATAAAGGTTTGGTCTGATTGGTCTGCTGACGTTTTCTTTTGCAATATCTGCATATTATCATAATACGTTGTATCATAATCGGCATCAGAACATTGTGTATTGTAAATCGTGAATTTTATTGTTGCAGTTGTAGCCGATCCAACATTTAAATCAGTATCATTTAAAGCAATATTTAAATCAATCCATTTATTTGTAGTTGTTGTTGTGATTGTATTAACACCGGCATAGGTTGATGAAAACTTGCCATTTGCAGCATCCCAAAAATAACCGGTACTTCCTAAAACTGTATTTATTGAATAACTAAACGAGTTTGAAATATTTATTGTTTGTGAATTTAAAACACTTATGTAGTATTTTAATTTACAAGTAAAGTCTGCATATTTTACCTCTTGTGGATTAAAAAAACCACTTTCAAAAGAAAACATTTGTGTAAATCCGGTAGTCGGTGCAATGTCTGTTAATTTCATTGAACGCCTACCTTTAAAAGATATTTCATCAGTTGCTATTTCTGAATAGTATGGAATAGAAGTTATTTCAAAAGTTGCATTAACTCCAAAAGTATCATCAAAAGGGATGTTTATAATATCGCCAACTAAATAATTTTGTCCATTATTTACAATAGTAAAAGATTGAACACTTCCGCCGCTAATAGTTGCCCTTACTATCATACCAGTACCGCTTCCGCTAGTTGTATTATAGTTTCTTGTGCCATCAGGAAAAAAGCCACTACCGGGATTTGTAAATGTAAAACCTGGCGACGTTGCAGAATCCTCTATAACATCAAAGCCATATTTACCATATTCAAAACCTGAATTATAAAAGGCGTTTTTAGTCTTTAGATAACTCCCAATAATATGAATTTCAGATGCCGGTTGCAAAAACTCCCTTGACAAACTGTTTCCGGTTTCTTTTAAATCGCTTTTATTACTATAAAGAACTTGTTTTCTTTCTGTTCCAATAGTAGCACCTAGATAGTTAAACTTTCTAAAGTCTAAATATTCTTTTGAAGTATTTTCTAATTGTGTTGTAATTTTATTTCTTATTGCAGTAGGAGTTGTTCCGGATTGAACTTCATTGTAAATCATATCTTTGACGTAATAGTCAAATATATTTGTTACCTCTACGATATACCATTTATTATAAGATTGGTATATTCTTAAATTAAATTGTTTTAGTAATAGTTCAAGTTGTTGTTTTGCATTTAACAAACCATACTCTCCGGTCATTTCATCAAAACCAACATCTAGCGTTGTAATTTCTTCAAAATTGCTAGTTGTTACCGGCCCAAATGTTCTGTATTTTATATCAGAGGCAATGTAAATATCTAAATCTAAATCTAAATTTTGCAGTATTTCAGAAATACGTTCAAGATTTGTTTTATTTACTGGCGCATTATTGTTGTTGTAACCTATTACGCTATTAAAATTGTTTAGCGTACCCAAACCATCAAAAGCGTTAAAACTAACCGCAAAAGGCGTTGAAATCATTTTCTCTTTATACCTATCTACAACTAAAAACCCTGACCAATATTCTGCCCAACCAACATCATAATCAGTTATTTTTTCGGTAATACAATCTATTGATTCAAAAAAACCGCCATCATCTAAAACATTACGCCTAAAACTTGTTGAGGTTGTTAATGTTAGATCAATAGCATTATCTACGCACTCAATGGATTCAATATTACCTCCGTCATTTGTAACTCTATCAGAGTATAAACCGCCTTGTGTTTGATTGTAGTAAACAACTACTTTGTATTCTCTTTCATCAAACTTGTAAAAATCATCATAAGAAACGTCATCGGTAACAAATAAATTTAACTGACATTTTGAGCCTATAATTGGATTGTAAAAATCATTTGTTGATTGCCAAGATATTGAAACCGGATTTGCGCCTCCAATCATCGGAAGTATCTCGCCGGTATAATCTTTTTTTAATATTTCAACTTTTTTTCCATATCCTAAAACATCGGAAAATTCTAATCTGTATTTTACGCCGTATGCCATTGTTTTATTTTAGTAAACCCTTCCCGCAGTTTCGTTTGCTCTTTCTATTGCAATCAATAAATCTTGTCCATCAACTCTAACCTCTCCCGTTACGTTTATATTTCCACTATTACTAGATTTACCAATAATAGATTGTAATTTATTTAGTGGTGCTATAACTTCCGGATTTTGTCTTGCTCCTGGATATTCGCCAACCAATCCCATTGTTGGGCCGCTTATAATTCCACCATTTGCAAAGGCAGTAAATCCACCTCCTGAATTACCTCCGGTATAACCACCAACAGACGATCCCATTGCTCTACGACCTCCGCCTCCGCCTTGAATACCTGAAAAAGCGCCTGATATTAATGCAGTTGCTCCCGCTATTAATGCCGGTAAAACAAAAGCTGCAGCCGGGCCAAAAGATTTAGCTGATTGAGTTGCTCCGGTAATTGAGTTTGACATTGATATTGATAAATTATGTCCGACAATTTTTAAAGCGTCTTTTGCTAAAGTACCTAAAAAAGCACCCATTGCTGATTGCGCTCCACCAAAAGCGTTAGCAATAGAATTACCTATTTGAGAAAATGATTGACTTACTGCGCCACTTATTCTTCTTACTGAATCCATAGCCGTTTTAAAAGACATTTTAAAACCCATAAAAATAGCTTGTTGTTCTCCTAAGACTGTCGGCAATCTTTCATTGTCTGCCGCAACCATATCGCTAATAGGTGTCTGTATTCCCGCACCGCTAATTCCTTCTACTGCGGAGGTTGCCATTGGTCTTGTTGCAACACCACCTCCACCGCCAACATCTGTTGCAGTATCAGTTCCGCCACCACTAACCGCCATTTCAACCGGAACAACAATTTTTGCGATTGTTTTTTGTTGTAACGCTTCATTAAAATTATCGACAACAGAACTACCTAAAGTTGTGGCGTCTGTTTTAATGGCATCAAATGCAGCGGTAACATTGTTTTTTAAGCCATCTGCTAAGTCTGTAAACCCTTGAATTATTTTATCTTTGTCAAAGGTAAAAACACCTATAATAACGTCGCCAATCCCTTTAAATAGTGTTATAAAATTATTTGCAAATGTTTTTATTATTGTTGAGAAAGTAGAAAAAACAAACTTTCCAACGGCTAACATATTTTTAAAATTAGCTATTAATGAATTTACCGCTAATTGAATAGGCAATGAGTTATTGTATAAGTCAATAAAATAGTTTCCTATTTTTACCAAAGCGGATTTTATACCCGCCCAATTTTTATAAATTACAACTGAAATTGCAGTTAATCCGGCAATAATTAAACCAATCGGGCCCATCATAACAGTTAAAGCCGTTCCAATAGCCGGTGCTAAAGTAACTAATGTACCTAAAATATAAAGAACTGGGCCTAAAGCCGCAGCGATACCCGCAAAAACCACTATTAATTTTTTTGTTGTTGGGCTTAATTCTGAAAATTTTTGTAACAATCCGTTTGCAAATGATACTAATTTAGTAAATACCGGTAGTATAACTTGCCCAAACTTCGCAGATAGTTCTTTTAAAGACTCTTGAAATATTCTCATTTGATTTGCAGCACCCCCGCTTGTTCTACCAAAATCGCCCTGAGCGTTTGAGGTTGCCTCCATTATAAACTTATAACGCAACGCAACTTTTTGCGCTTGTGTCATTGTTTTTATATTGGCGTTCATACCTCTTTCCATTGCAAAACTCTCTAAATTTGCCTGAGTCATAACAATACCTAACCTTTTTAAAGATTCGGTTTCCCCGGTAAAAACTCCCGCTAAGGCGGTTGTCGCTTGGTCAATTCCTATATTTTTAAATGATGCTAAATCTCCGGCTAAACCAACTAAAGACGTACTCATATCAGCAGCGGCGTTTTGATTTAATCCCATTGAGGTAGCCATATCGCCAAACAAGGCGGCCATATCTAAAGCGCTACCCTCCGCAATACCGAATTGCTTTAAAGTAGTTTTTGCAAAGTCTTTAACCTCTTTTTTAGATTTACCAAAGGCAACATCTACTTTGTTCATTGATTCCTGAAAATCACTTGCAAATTTAACTGCTGCGCCACCGGCAACCGCTAAAGGTAGAGTTAAACTTAATGAAAGTTTTTTACCGGTGCTTTTCATAGCTTTTCCAAAAACAGAGGCTTTTCTCTCTACTTCTGAAAAAGCATCTACTAACTTTTTAGCGTCACCGACAATTTTAACTCTTAATGTTTGATCTGACATAAATATTTTATATAAAACAAAAATACAAAAAAAAAGACGCTTTTATTTTAACGTCTTTTTATTAGTCATTGAGTTATATTTTTCTAAAAAAGAATCCATTTGCTCTTTAGTAGATTTAGGCTCTGCCCTTTTCTTTTTTCTTTGAATATCGCTCGGTAACTGAAATAAATCCTCAGGCTTTAACATCTGAGATTTTTTCTCACATTGCACATTGTGAATCATTACGGCAATGTAACGAGTTTGCTCCCAATTTAAATTGATATTGTTATGATAGTGTTGGGCGATTAAAGCATTTTCCCTCCAAGTTTGCCGCCAAAAATCGTCAGGCTTAATTCCAACTAATCCAATATAATGATCAGTTAAAGATTCAAAATTTATTGTTTCTTTGACGGCTGACGCTTTCCCTTAGTTTCAGTTTCGCCATTTAAACTATTACCTAAAATTTTAGATTGTAACATTACTTCAACAATCTCATTAATTTTTTCAGCGTCTAATTCATCTAACCAAGCGCCAACAGTAAATA